GCAGCAACTAGCGTATCGAATAGACTAATAATACCTTGCTTTAAGCCTTCGAGTATGCCACCTTCTTTAAACCCTTCGATAAAACCTGTTATAGCGGCAAATGCACCCATAGCAATCGTAAAGGGTAAAAAGATCTTACCAAAGACTTTGCCAAGCTTACCTACGGTTTGCCCAAAGGTACGAGCCATTTTAAGAACAGATCCTATACCTCTCATAATAGTACCGCCGAAGATAGCAAAGAAGCCTGCTACGGCAATACCTATACCTTTAAGGTTATTCATTACAAGATCTTTTGCTGTTCCCCAATCACCACCAACAATAGCTTGGATAGTCTTGTACATAGCATCAAAGAAGTTAATAACAGAATCAATTATCTTATACAGGGTTTCTGGAGAAAAGAGAAGCAGACCAATAGCACCGAGAGCACCAATTAAACCTGCTCCTTTCTTAAAGTTATCAGTGAACTTATCAAACTTGTTCCCCATCCCTTCAATGCCTTCAGCCATTTGGAATAGGCGAGAATTGTTCTCTGCAGCAAGTTTAGCTGCTTCACGGCGATTCTCTTCGCTTTGTGCACCATCATTAATAGCATCTATCTGTTCGTGAAGTAAGTTCTTTTCTTCATCTGATAGTGATGGATCTTCAAGCTTAGCTAGGGTTTCTTTAAATAGGTTGTTCAGCTCTTGGGAGTTAGATGTAGAACTCATCAGAGAGTTAAGCTCTTCTAATCGTTTACCTACGGCCGCTGTTTCGTTCGAGCGGTTAAGCTCTTTTGTCTCTGCAGCCATCTGCTCTGTTAACTTAGGAAGTCCTGTAAGAGTGGTTAGTTTACCCTGGAGAGCACCAATCTCTGATGTAAGACCGGCTGACTTAGATACTAGCTCCATAATCTCTTTTGTCATTACACCTTTCTTACCAGACGAAGACTCTTTAGAACGAACATCTTGCAGCTCTTGTTGCTGCTTAGTATTCTCTGCTAAAGCCTTCTTAAGCTCTTCTAGTTGATCACCTATTAAATCAGCCATTTACGTCTCTCTCATCAGCTACGATTTTGATTCTTAATCCTTTGGTTTTCATCTTCAATATACTGCTGTAACATCATAATATAGATCTCCCTTTCCCAAGGAAGCATATTATCTAATTCCGTTAACGAGTACTTGTGGTGCTGCATTAAGGCGAAATTAGTTTTATAATGATTTTCCAATGATTCATGAGAAAGACTTACTAGAAAAAATTCTGTAGGCCTTCAATATCAATATCATTGGGTATCTTACAACTTTGACAGTTAAAAGATACTTTATGCTTAAGCTTAGGCATATCATCAAAGAATGATGTAAGCTTTTTAAACTGATCCGATGTAAGAGAATCAACAAACTCAAGTAAGGATTCTTCTGTCTCGTTCTCTGCCGGATATACGTTCTCGGCATCGTAGATAGATTCAATAGAAGAGATAACAGCTGACATTGCTGAATCTGTATCATTATTCTTTTGAAGCTGTCTATACAGACCTTTAACGGTTGGGTACTTAACTACTATACCTACCGTATCTGTTAGAGCGATCTGGGCTGAAGGCTTAATCTCGCCTAATACCTCAACCTCGTTTAAATTTACTTCTACCTGACTTGTCTTAGAACAGTCTGAGCATTTAATTCCTAGCGTAGATGTTTCACCTACTGACTTAGAACGAAGCTTAAGGAAGATGTACTCCAGATCGAAGATAGTAAGATTATCAACCTTTACTTTACCCTCTGTACATCCTGCAATTGTGTCTCTTAATGCTGATATCATCTGGGACTGATCCTTCGTCTCAAATGCCATCATTAGAATCTTTTCTTCTTTAACCAAGTATGGTCGATACTCTATCAACTCTTTTGTACTCGGTATTTCTAAACTATACTTAGCTGATACCAGCTTAGGTAATGCCATAATATTCTCCAATAATTATATAACTTACACGTTAACCAGATAAACCTCTAACAGTCGAAGATGTTCGTGAAAGAACAGCTTGTGAGCCTTGAGTAGCTGCTTCATTAACAGTTCCTCCTAGGCCGGCCCCGAATATGTTTGTAACCTTCCCTGATATCTGTGAAATAACAGATCCCAAAGATCCTTCATATGGTGTTGTTATAGATGCAGCGTTACCGAGTATCTTATCCCGGATTTGACTAGTCAATGAATTAAGTACCGCTGTCATCTCACCAGCTAATTCTGATTTTAAACCTGCTAAGAGTGTTTCGGCTTGATCGCCTAGGTCTCCAAACGGTGAGAATGGAAGCGAAGGCATAAGAGGATTAGGGAAAGACAATGCGTTTTTAAACTCTGCTAGAGAAGATGCAAGAGTAAAGTATGTAGTGTTACTCTTAAAGTTATCATATGTCATTGTAACAGTAAAGCGCATGATCTGGCTTTCTGATGCATTAGACAATTCCATAGCAGTAAAAGCGATAGGGAATGCATTCTCTAATTGAACCTTATGCACTGTTCTTTCTGATGCATTAGACAAATCCATAGCAGTAAAGGCAATGGGAAATGCTTTCTCTAGTTGTACCTTATGAACCATTTTACCGTCAAGTGATAGTATCGTTATAGTCATATCAGATGCATACTGAGACTTATAATAGATCTTACCAGCTTCATCGTTTATAACATGCTTCATCCACTTCTCAAATAGGTTCTTAATATAGAAGTCATTTGTTACTAAGAAGGTAAGCGTTATATCGTCGTTAATAAAGGTATATGGGGTTTTAGTAGCATGCTTAGTAGTTGTATGCTCGTTAGTAGATATAGCACGACCTGGTAATGATGCAGACTCACATATAGCGTTAACAAGGAACATATCAGGATTAATAGATGCTGGTCCATTAAAGGTCACAGCGAAGAGATTAGGACGAGCTAGACCACCTCTTTCTGATATCCTTGAAGCTAGATCTTGTATCGGAGAATCAAAAATCATTGTTTATACCTTTTGCCTTGAGTCTTTCCAGACTGTTCTCTTGCCTGATTTTCTAAATTGCTCTGTTGGTAAGAACACTGCTATTTCCCATTCAGTGGCTTGTACCATAGCTGCTGATCCCTCGACATGCTTATATAGATATCTTTTAAAGCACGGAGCATACCATTTTAATTTAGATACGCCTTTAAGAAGATTATAGTTTAATTTAAACTTAGTCGATTCGTCGTATCTTTTATTATTTGTTATATCCATTAGAGCATCAAGCATCTTAGCACGGAGCGGAGGTGGAAGGTAATGGAGGTTTAGACCATAGAATCCACCCTTTACTGCCTCTACCATAACGACCAAAGGGAAAGCATCATAGTAAGGTAATGTTTCACGATGCTTAGGGTCGTAGAAGTACATGTACATGGAGCCAGAACGCAATCGATTACGCTCAACCAGATTAGGATCTTTTAATAGTCCACGCCTGCTTAAGCTTGATATTGTTTTAAGCTTATCCTGGAACCATGCACGAGAAGAATCCGTGCGAGGTGTTATCCCAGCCTTAAATGCTTGTGCTTGATACTTGTCGAATAGAGAATCTGCCATAATACTATTTATGCTATTTTGTTTACATTCCTATGAATATATGATATAATAAGAGAGTCTTCTCTGGAGGGGATTAGATACTATCCAGTCAGGAGTCTTATTCCCAAAGACTTTAAGGTATCTTCAGTCCATATCTCAAAGTGATATCCACGGTCTTTTGCATACTTAGTAGCAGCCTTCCACTTAGATTCATTCTTAATAAAGGTCATGACTTCAGAGATATACTTCTTAGTTTGACGTGCAGGCTTCTTAGGTGGTGAGCATTGGGATTTAGGTTTAATCTCTACAAGGACTGTTCGGCCATCTGAAAATTTTACTTTTAAATCAATAAAGTATCTATGGGGTCTATTATCGGTCTTACAGACATAGGGTACTACTACTTCTTCGGATGACCAACCAATAACTGCATCTTGGTCTTCACACCAGCGAAAAGCTTGCCGCTCCCAGAGAGAGCGATAGGTAA